AGCTAATTTAGTTTATTCAGCTACTGACGATCCTAATTTTGAAGATATATATTATGTTGGTGAAATAAAAAGCATAACATTACCTGAAATTAAAAAGTTATTTCCAAATCTAACTGACGAGGAATTAGAAAGAATACAAAAATATCCAGGTCGCCAAAACTACGCTCAAAGCGACTGGCAAGTTAATAGCGATGTTAATCAACATCAAGTATTGTTTTTTGAATATAAGACGTATCAAGATCAAGTATTTAAGATAAAACAAACAGAGCAAGGATTAGAAAAGACTTTAGAAAAACAAGATACTTTTAATCCACCACCTAGTGATAACTTTGAAAGAGCTTCAAGATCTATAGAGGTTTTATATACAGGAGCAAAGATACTAGGCATGGGTGACAGTATACTTAAATGGGAACTGTCTGAAAACATGACAAGACCATACGGCGACGTTACAAAGGTTAACATGAATTATGTTATATCTGCACCTAGAATGTATCAAGGACGTATAGAGTCCATAGTTAGTAGAACAACAGGTTTTGCTGATATGATACAATTAACTCATTTAAAACTACAACAAGTTTTAGCTAGATTAGTTCCTGATGGAGTTTATGTAGATGTGGATGGTTTAGCGGAAGTTGATTTAGGTAATGGAACAAACTATAATCCAGCAGAAGCATTAAACATGTATTTCCAGACTGGTACTATAGTTGGTAGATCACTCACTCAAGACGGTGAAATGAATCGAGGTAAAGTACCTATTCAAGAATTGCAAAGTTCTTCAGGTATATCTAAGATACAAGCTATGATACAAACGTATCAATATTATCTTCAGATGATTCGTGATGTAACCGGATTAAACGAAGCTAGAGATGGAAGTTCACCTGATAAAAACGCATTAGTTGGTTTACAAAAATTAGCAGCAGCAAACTCTAACACCGCAACAAGACATATACTACAGTCTTTAATGTACTTAACGGTAAGAGCGTGTGAGAATGTTAGTTTAAGAGTTAGTGACATGTTGCAATTCCCATTAACTAAAGCTTCATTGTTAAACAGCATTAATGCTTTCAATGTAGCTACGCTGCAAGAAATAGATTCTTTATCAATACACGAGTTTGGCATATTCTTAGACTTAGAGCCAGACGAAGAAGATAAAGCTCAATTAGAAAAAAGTATACAAATCGCTTTACAGGCTGGAGGAATTAAGCTAGCAGACGCTATAGACATTAGAGAAATACAAAACATTAAGTTAGCTAATACACTTCTTAAATTTAGACAGTCTGAAAACGAAGCTGCTGAAAGAGCTGCTCAAATGGAAAATATTCAAGCTCAAGCTCAAGCTAATAGTGAAGCTGCAGAAAAAGCAGCAGCAGCTGAAGTACAAAAACAACAAGCATTGGCTCAGACAACTGTTCAAATAGAGCAAGCTAAATCTCAGTTTGAAATACAACGTATGGAGCAAGAGGCTGAAATCAAAAGAGGTTTGATGGCTGAAGAGTTTTCGTATCAAATGAAACTAGCTGAAATGCAAGCTCAAGTAACTTCTCAAAAAGAAGCGCAAATAGAAGATAGAAAAGACAAACGATTACAAATGCAAGGCACTCAACAGAGTGAACTTATAGATCAAAGACAAAATGATCTACTGCCTAAAAACTTTGAATCATCAGGTAACGATAACTTAGATGGCTTCGGTTTAGAGCAATTTACCCCAAGATAGGGATTATTAATTTTTATTATATTATATTATGTCAGAAGAAGTAAAAGAAGTAAAACAAGAAGGTGAATTTAAAGTAAAGCATACTATGCCTAAATACAAAGACATGGGAGCTATTCCAGAAATCACTAAAGTAGATTTAACTAAAAAACCAACAGAAGATGCCATTCAAATCGGAGAAACAGAAGCAGTGGTTGATGATAAACAAACCGGAGATATACCAAAAGTGGAAGAACAAGTACGGGAGTCCAGCGAGATTACTAAAGTTCAAATTAAAAGCGAAGAAGTAGAATCTCCATTAGAATTAATAGAAGATGAAAACGATAACGCTGAAGAGATCACAATGGTTGGAGGCACTGAAAGTCCCAACACCTCACAGGAACAAAAAGAAGTACTACCGCAAACTGAAGCACAAAACGTACCAGAAAACTTAGAGAAGTTAGTTTCTTTTATGAAAGAAACAGGTGGAACTATAGATGACTATGCTAGATTAAACGCAGACTACAGCAATGTAGATAGTGAGTCATTGCTAAGAGAATATTACAAACAAGCTAAACCACATTTAGATTCAGAAGAAATTAACTTCGTAATTGAAGACTCTTTTAGTTTTGATGAGGATTTAGATGAAGCAAGAGATATTCGAAAGAAGAAACTTGCATATAAAGAAGAGGTTGCAAAAGCTAAAAGCTATTTGGATTCGCTTAAGGATAAATATTACGCAGAGATCAAGTTGAGACCTGGGATTAATCCTGAGCAACAAAAAGCTACAGACTTTTTTAACCGATACAACGAGGAGCAAGCAGCTACCAAAGTTAACCAAGACAGGTTTATTAGCCAAACAGACGAGCTTCTTAACAACGATTTCAAAGGTTTTGATTTTAAAGTTGGAGAGAAAAAGTTTAGATATGGCGTTAAAGATCCAGTTAAGGTTGCAGATAACCAAAAAGACATTTCTACATTCATTAAGACGTTCTTAAATGACAAAGGAGAAGTTGTTGATGCAAAAGGTTATCATAAGGCTTTGTACGCAGCGCGAAATGCCGACACTATAGCACAGCACTTTTATGAGCAAGGTAAAACTGATGCAATTAAAAGTCAACTAGCTAAATCTAAAAACATAACTACAGAACCTCGAGCTACGCAAGATGGTAATGTGTTTGTTAATGGATTAAAAGTAAAAGCAATTAGCGGTCTTGATTCTTCAAAGCTTAGGATTAAAACAAGAAAATTTAACAATTAAAATTAAACTATTATGGCTTCATTAAGTCCACAATTTGGTTCGATAGTACCTTCGCAAGCACAACAATTGCTAGCAACAAACTATTTAGCGTTTAACACAGGCGCTGGTAATGATTTTGCACAACAGTATCTACCTGAAATCTACGAACAAGAAGTAGAGCGTTACGGAAACAGAACTCTTTCTGGATTCTTACGTATGGTTGGAGCTGAAATGCCAATGACATCAGATCAAGTTATTTGGTCAGAACAAAATAGATTACACATTGCATATGACAATTGTGCTAACGCAATTGCTGGTGGTGTATCAACTATTACTATTCCAGTAAGAGCTGCTGCCGCTGGTCTTCCTGCTATTACTAACGTAGTGTCTCCGGGGCAAACTATAGTTGCTTTGGACGGTGCTGGAAACGAACTTAAATGTATCGTAACTAGCAGCACGACAAACACTGGTGCTCTTATCGTCGCTCCTTATACTGCTCAGACTACAGCTGCTTTAGGTGCTGTTGTTAAGATATTTGTATATGGTTCTGAATTTAATAAAGGATCACAAACAAACAACTGGAATGGTGTAGCTGGAGCACAAGTTGGTACTACTAATATTAGTATTGATCCTGCTTTTACTCAATTCTCTAACTCTCCTATCATTATTCGTAACACTTATACTATCAACGGTTCTGACATGGCTCAGATTGGTTGGGTAGAAGTTGCTACTGAAGACGGAACTTCTGGATACTTATGGTATTTAAAAGCTGAATCTGAAACTCGTTTACGTTTTGAAGACTATTTAGAGATGAGCGTTATTGAAGGCGAGCTTGCTAGTGCTGCTGGTGCTGGATCTGCTGCAAATGCAGGATTCAAAGGTACTGAAGGTATGTTTGCTGCTATACAGTCTAGAGGTAATGTTGAGGTTGGATTTAGCGGCGCAAGCGGTTTAGATGACTTTGATGAGATTTTAAAGAACTTAGATACTCAAGGAGCTATTGAAGAAAACATGCTATTTTTACAGCGTCAAACTTCACTGGAATTTGATAACATGCTAAGTGCTGTGTCTCAAGGATCTCAAGGAGGTACTGCTTATGGACTGTTTGAAAACTCTGAAGAAATGGCATTAAACCTAGGGTTTAGCGGTTTCCGTAGAGGATCTTATGATTTCTACAAAACTGATTGG